ATCTAAGGAGGACTTCCTGCGTACCCTGAAGTTTGCATACCTATATGGAAAGACTGTAACACTTGTTCCAACACACTGGCCACAAACAAACGGTATCATGCAACGCAACCGTCGTATTGGTACATCACTTACTGGTATTGCATCATTTGCAGATCAAAAAGGTTTGCCAATTGTTCGTGAGTGGATGGATGAAGGATACAATAAGATTCGTCACTACGATCATCAATACTCTGAATGGCTGTGTGTTCGTGAATCAATTCGAGTAACAACAGTTAAGCCATCAGGATCAGTTTCAATTCTTTCTGGTGCAACTCCTGGAGTTCACTGGGGTCCTGGAGGAGAGTTCTTCCTTCGTGCCGTTCGTTTTGGAAACACAGATCCAATGATTCATTTGTTCAAAGCAGCAGGGTACACAATTGAAGATGACGTAGTATCAGCAAATACATCAGTAGTTTACTTCCCAATCAAGTCAGGTCATCCAAGATCTGAAAAAGATGTCACTCTGTTTGAAAAGATTGCACTTGCTGCAACTGCTCAAAAGTATTGGTCTGACAATGGAGTGTCTGTAACATTATCATTTGATAAAGAAACAGAGTCTAAGCATATTGTTCCAGCACTTAATATGTACGAAGGACAATTAAAGGCTGTGTCATTCTTGCCAATGGGAAACACAGTTTATCCACAGCAACCATACACAGGTATTACTGAAGAGCAATATAAGTCATATGTCGGCAAGTTAAAGCACATTGATTTTTCTGCTATTTATGATGGAGCAGAAAATCTTGAAGCGCAAGGCGAAGCCTATTGCACAACCGACTATTGTGAAATTAAGGTAAAGTAATGAAAATAGTAGAAAACTTTATATCAAAAGAAGACTTAAAAATTGTTCAAGACTATATTGGAACAATCGTATTCCACACAAGAGAAGAGCATGTACCTTTGCATGACGATCTATACAATGGCGGTGCTCCATTTGATATTCACACTCGTGGAGAAATGCCAGACCACATCTTAGACATATTTTCTAAATACTCAAAGGGGTATTACGATATTGTTCAATCTGAGAACGATTCAGAATATCACCCACCAATGTTTTCAAAGCACTATATTCTAAGATACAATCCTGGATCTTCAGAACCTCAGCATCATAATGAAGACTCAAAGCCAGAAGGCACATACGTATCTTATATTGTTTGGCAAAATGCAGATGAGGGTGGAGACTTCATCTTTTCAAAATTAGATAAAACCTTTCAGCCAAACCCTGGAGACTTAATTTATTTTAAGGATGATCAAGAAAATTTACATGGAATTTCTGAAATCAAGTCTGGACTATTGTTTTTATCAGAGGCTTGGATGGGAAAGAAAGGTCAACACTTTATGCCAAACAGATTTTCTTATGAAGAAACATCTTGGGATGATTGGGAGATAAAAGGTTTTCATGAGTGATCAAATAAAAGTTATTAAAGATTTTATGAGCCCACAGGCTTCTACTCTTGTTTTTTCATATGCTAAGTCTATGGATAAATCTTTTAGTGAGTTTGGAAATGGTGAAAAAGAGTTTACATTTCACTCAGAATTTCAAGATGCAAACATTGAAAGCCTGATAAATTCTTATGGAGAACTTGTTCTTAAGTTTGTAAGAGATAACTATCCTGGCCCGTTTGAAGATTACGATAGTTCTAAGACACATATTGCTAAATTTGATGAGGGGTTTGGAATGCACGAGCATTTTGACTCTACAAAGCCAAATGATATAGCAACGCTGATATATTTAAATAATAACTATTTTGGTGGAGAAATCTATTTTCCAGAATATGATGTGTCAATTAAGCCTGACGCAGGAGATCTTATATGTTTTCCAGACACTCCAGACTTTGTTCATGGAGTTAATCCAATTTCTCAGGGGACAAGGTATACAATACCCCGCTGGTTTACACGCATAGTATGATAAAATAGACTTATAATGTCTACCCCATCAAACCTATATGCTGAAAAAGTCTTTGCCGAACATCCTACTGGACTATGGGCTTTAGACGATACGGCAGACTATATTTCTTTACTTTCAGAGTCACAAAGAAATTTATCAAATTGGACAATTGTTGGCGGTACATATCAAAACTATACTCAGTCAGTAGACGAACCATTTATAAACAGTTATGTTGGTAAAATTACCGCTACACCAACAGACAACGAATCGGCTTCTATAATTGCAACAAGCAATGAAATAATGAACCTAAAAGACTTTAACACTTATTTAAGAACATTTTCTGTAGGTGGATACTTTTATTCTGAAAGCGCATACATTGCTGGCCTTGAGATTGGTTATCAATACACAGATACAACAAGCGGAGATGACATAGTTCATTTAAAAAATTATGACACAGTAATAAATAGTAACTGGATTTTTATATCAGAAACTTTTGATACGCCTCCAGATGATACAGATATAAGACTAGTTTTTAAAATTAACTTTATTGGTGGATCAGAAACAGAAGATGTATTTTTAATAAACGGAATAAGTCTTGGCCAATGGTCAGAAGAGTTTGCATCTACATCACTTGGTGTTGAGGCAATCAATATACCATCCACTATATCTATTGCACCACAAAAAGGTGTTGTGTCAAAATGTTACGGACTGCAAGAGTTAGATGCATATTATTTAGTTTCTGACAATATGCTTAAAGCAAAAAACTCAGGCATTCCAATTGTTTATGGAACATCTGGTCTTACAACTATATATCCAAATACAGATTTGCCCTCCCTCATAGTCCCTGGTTCTGGATTTTTAAATGAGTCTGGAAAATTTAAGCAGTATACTTTTGAAACTTGGCTTAGAATAAATTCATACAGTAACGACAGGAAAAGAATTATTGGTCCAATTGCATCAGAAGATGGAATATACGTTGATGGACCATCAATAGGATTAAAGATAGGAGATAACTATGGTGCATACTATGTTGGTGAGTGGACAAGGCCAATGCTGGTTCACATGCGTGTTGGAAAAGACACTGCATCTCTTGTAATAAATGGCCAAGAAGTTGTTTCTTTAAACTATTTAACTGAGTCACTTTCTTTGCCTTCCATGCTAAACGAAAGTCTTAAAGATCAAGACTGGATAGGCTTTTACGCATATGATGATATATATCCAATAGAGGTTGACTGCGTTGGAATTTATCCATACATCGTTGCAACCGCAGTTGCAAAAAGAAGGTTTGTATTTGGGCAAGGCGTTGATATTCCAGAAAACATTAATACATCTTATAGTGGAACATCCGTTTTTATTGATTACTCATTTGCAGACTACACCTCAAACTACTCATATCCAAAAGTAGGTTCGTGGAGTCAAGCCTTTAATGACAATACATTAGTTGTAAATAAGTCTCTTTCTGTTTTGTCTCACCCACTTCCAGAAACAATCTTGTCATCAAAAACAGAAAAAGAACTTTTGTCAGATTGTGGTCTAGTTCAATCATCAGATACAAGAAACTTTTTTTCCTTTAGACCAAACACTTCTTGGAATAATGTTTCTGGTCATCTTTTCTTTAAAAATTTTGATTTTATAAAAACTCCAGTATCTGCTTTCTACGGTTGTTTTAGATTACCACAAACCTCAAGTTCAGCCCAAACACTTTTTAAAATAGAAAAAGAAAATACAAATAGTTATTTCAAGATACAACTTTTAAATAATCAAATATCTTATATTATTAATTATAACGGAATATCAGAAACTATCTATTCTCCTTTAGTTGCAGAGCCAGGAGAACTAGTAGACATAGGTTTAAACATTCCAGCATTTGTATCAAGATTTGGAAACCCAGCATCAGACTTTTTTGGATCTTTGTCAGATTTAAGAATGTATGTTGGTGGAGACAAGAACGGACTATCAACTTTTACTGGGAAAATATACAATGTAGGACTATGTACAGCATATAACTTTCAAAAAATTAGATCTTTGTTTAATGAGATAGGTGTTCCAGTCTGGAATGAAGACTTGTTTGCTGTTTACCAAAATAATCAGTTAATCAATATAGACGGAGGAATAGATACAACATCTATGCCACCTCATGGGGGCACAACAGACACAGCAAATGGAGCACTTACTGGCGGTAGTGTGGTTGTTGCTGAAGAGGATTCACTTTTAGACCATGTTGCAAGTTATACTCTTTTACCAGAGATAGTTTTTGATACATACAGACTTGCTGTATCTGCAAGCGCATATTGGGAAGATCAACTTCCACTAACATATTTTGCTGAATCCGTTCTTGATAAACGAGGGGACCAATATTTTGATCTTGACTTTATTCAGTTTAATATTGATTACCCAATACCATCAAAGACTATAGCAATAGAAACAGAGCCAGAGGCTTGGACATATGCAGAGTTGTCAAATGAATACGGAACTCCAGTTCAAAGAACATACACATCATTAGACAATTACTTGTTTACTGGGTATAACGATTACGAGGATTTAAAAAATAAAATAGCAAAAGAATATAAATATGACACAGATGGATCAATTGTAAAAAGTTATGTAACTTTTCAATATACAGAATTGGGTGCAAACCAAACATACTATTATTTTACAAAAACAGAAAGACCTTCAAGAGATGGGGTACTAGTTCCTGGATCAGACTGGATGACAACAAAATATGAAGTTGTAGATAATATGATTATATACCCACCAACTGGAGTAGACTTTAATGACTTGTCTATTGTTACACACATAGAAATGAATGTAAAAAATTCAGAAACAAACAATGTATTAATTAAAAAACTTTCTTATGCATCACAAGCATTTAATGAATCTGATGCTAGTCCAATTGGAACAAGGTTTGGAACATCTGTTTATCCATATACAAAGACTGGAATTTATTATAACTTTAAAAAGAATAATCCTTTTGCAATCTATACAGGATCATCTCCGTATCTTTATTTAACCAAAACAAGCGGAATTCAATTAAAAGGAAGGTATGATCCATTAGTTAATAGAGGTCTTATGATTCCTGTAAATGAAAGTAGAGCCGAAGGATTTAAGGCTATAGCAATGCAAATGGCCGTAAGGTTTGACGGAGACTATTTCCCATATGCACCAACACAGATATTTGAAATCCAAAGCAAAGATTCTTACATAAAATTTTACATGGTTGCTAATGATCCTTCTGGACGCAGAGCAAAAATTTACGCAATAGATGCAAATACTGGCCTAGTCCAAAACGGTATTGGATTTTATTGGAATGGTAAGATAGTAAAAGAGCCAGTAATAACTCTTCAAGAGTGGGGATTCCTTGGAATTAATTTTGCAAACAGTCTTAATTTTTCATTTTTTGAAGGGGCAGTAAGATTAACTGGTCCACTACTATTTAACAGCCTTTCATACTATCAGTCTACTAATCTACAAGAAGTTCAGAACATAGCAGAAAGACCTTGGTTTAGAGTTAAGGTTTTGGGGTCTTCGCCCCTTGACTGGGAGTTCTGGGATAGTCCATCTTTTAACTGGAATAAGGTTCTTGTCTTATCAGAAACAAGTTATTATGGTGTAAATCCTTCAGATGTTTATAAGAGTTATACGGGCACAAACAAAATTATTGTAGATGATGATAGACCAGTTCGTTTTGAAGAGTATGCATACACTATATTTACTGACGTAAAATGGAGTCAGTTCGTAGAGACCCCAGCCTAATATGGTATACTTGTAGTTATGGATTCCCTTATAGACCCAAAAACTGGTCAACCAATTGTAAAAAACGTTAGACGTCAGGTCATTGAAAAGAACTATGACTGGGGCCTTTATGTGTATAAGAAAGCAAATGGTAAATGGTTTACAGATGGAAACGGTTCTGTACTCAATATACCTTCAGATAAAAACGACTTTACTAGAATGGCAGAACTAAAAAAGACTGCAATGCATTACGGAGATCCAGGAGATGGTACATGCGTATTTGTTCCAGGGCTAACAAGAGTTTCAGAAGAAGAATATTCTGAGCAAGTTGATCGTATGAAGTCTGGACTTATACCAAACCTAAACGACCTTGGAGCAGTACAAGCAGCAAAAGATACAATTGCTAAGTATGGGGATGAGGAATAATCATGGAAGACAACGATTATGAGATTAGTGCAAGGATTGATGAATCAATAAAGAAAGATGATACTTTTTCAAAGTCAGATCCATTTAACGGAAATTGGGATTCATTAAAATCTCTTGACGGACTAGAAGCAAACTTTAAAAGACGCATAAGTAGATCTTCAACAAAAATGGTTGAACCAACAACTCAATATACAACAGCAGCCCTTGCTGGAAAAAGCGGTATTGATGGAGCACAATCAAAAGAGATAAACCCAGGGTTAGTATATGTAAACGGCTATGGAATGTTTGATGTAATTACACCACCATGGAACCTTTATGAATTAGCAAACTATTACGACACATCTTTTGCAAACCATGCAGCCATTGATGCTAAGGTAGAAAACATCGTTGGTCTAGGTTATGAGTTTAAGGTTTCTCAAAGAACAATGATGAGACTTGAATCATCTGAAGATAATAGTGCAACACAGAAAGCAAGAAAAAGAATTGAACGAGCAAAGATTGAAATGCGTGATTGGATAGAGTCGCTTAACGACGACGATTCATTTACAGCGACTATGGAAAAAGTTTACACAGACCTACAGTCTACGGGTAACGGATATTTAGAAATAGGAAGAACTACTCGTGGAGAAATTGGTTATGTCGGACATATCCCATCAACAACTATGCGTGTTCGCAGAATCAAAGATGGATATGTTCAGATCATTGGAAACAAAATTGTTTACTTCCGCAATTTTGGAGCAAAGAATCAGAACCCACTAACGACAGACGCTAGACCAAACGAGATAATTCACTTTAAGCAATACTCACCACTTAATACTTTTTACGGAGTGCCAGACATTATGTCGGCTATTAACTCACTACACGGAGATTCTCTTGCATCTCAATATAACATTGACTACTTTGCAAACAAAGCAGTTCCAAGATACGTTGTAACACTAAAGGGTGCAAAACTTTCTGGAGACGCAGAAGACAAGATGTTTAGATTCTTACAAACAAATCTTAGAGGGCAGTCACACAGAACGTTATATATTCCACTTCCAGGTGATAGCGAAAACAATAAGGTAGAGTTTAAGATGGACC